TTCAAACATTGAAGCCTCATCACGCTTTGCTGATACTGTTACGCTCTCAATTGAGAGTGCACGGTATGCAACATAGATTCTTTCCTTTGGATCTAGAGAAGAACCAGAACCTGGTCCTACTGCTACGATACCACGCTCTAGAGGAACGTCGCCAATGTCTCCTGCTGACATTTTCATGTCTAGAAGACCTGCTGTTGAATCATCTAGGTCGTCAACATCTCCTGCAATCGCTACTAGAAGATTTTCTAGTGTTGCCTCTGCGAAAGATGTATTTAGGTTAACTGTCATACCTTGCTTGAATAAACGAGCAACGTCGAGAAGTTGATCTACTGCTACCTCACCAAAATCAGGCTGGAATGCAAGTTCCAAACCATTTGATGTGTAACCGATATTTGCGAATGCATTGTCTGATGACAATGCTTCTTTGTAGGATGTTGTACTTGGTGCTAGATCTGGAAGATCTGTTGCTGCCTGAGCATCAGTAATCTTTCCTGCGTTTGCACCTGAAGCAATATATCCTAGCGGACCTGCATTATGCGTAAATAGTGCTGCTGCACCAACGATAATGTTACTACTTGAACCACGGCTGTATGCCATATATCTCACCTCTTTCATTTTATTAAAAGGGGGTTGTTTCCTCACCTCAATTATACATGCCGTTTATTATGGAGTTGGAGTTGGAGTTGGAGTTGGAGTAGGAGTTGGAGTAGGTGTTGGAGTAGGAATAAACTCAGTAGTACTCTGTCCTGGTATTGCTCTTTCGTCTGGATGCCAATCGTAGTCAATTATAATCTTATTGCCTGCATACGTACGGGCTGTTCCAAAGTCTATGATATCTCTGGTTTCTTCTAACTGGTATATTTTGAAGTTATGAAAGAAGCATGGTCTAGAGTCATTATTCCATTTATCAATATTATCTCTTGCCCAGCAGTTTATTTCTTGTGCTGATATATCTGCATAGTCTAAAAGATCATTAACCTGCTGCTGTACCTTTATTAGTTTGCTTTGTGCATCATCTCCTACAGAGTAAAAATAATACAAAAGTTGTTCGCATTTTATGTATGGAAATGGAGCCCTTCTCATCTTAAACATTCTATCGTATACGGCAAAAACCTCATTACTATCTGGAAATGTTTCAGTCAAAGCATCAATTTGTGTTGGCAATGTTGGGAAAAAGTATGTCGTGCCAGCAGAAGTTTCTGTGTCTGGATCAAAATTTGGACTTATCTTTGATGCTAAATAAGCATTGATAATTGTAGGTGGATGATGAATTACTGCAGCCATTATGCACCTACCCCTGCGTTAGCAATCCAGCGGTAACCTGTCTTTAATCCTAAAGCCCTACCGCCTCTTTTTGCAGAAGGCATATTTTTCTTATAGGCTTGTGGATATTTAAAGTACTGCAAAAGACCACTTGAGTTTAAAAAAGACTGTCTGAAGTAAACACCGAAAAAATTATTAAGCACATTTTCAAACTGTCCCTGCGTTTGTCCTCCAGGATTTTCTACACGAACTTCCTTTGATGTGTAAACCTCTGTACCGTCAATTTCAAATCTCAAGACATTTGCTCTTTTTGGTTTGATTGTAACAGCAATTCCTTCTTCCATAATCTTTGCTTTATTATAAAATGGAACGTTAGATCCTTCTTTAATTGATATTGACTGCTTTAGCGATGATGTAAAAGTAATGCCAATATTGCTAACCTTATAGTCTAAATCAAAAAGTCTTCCTTCTGGACTTCCAGTCTTTTGCCACTCATAAACATGATGAAGTAGGTCTGGAGACATTCTTGCATTTGCATCAACAAACTGTGCTGCTAATTCAGACACTTTTGGTGCTAAAGAAAGATAAAAATCCATCTTGCCTTTCTGTATGCCCTCTAAAAATCCAGTCGAGTAGTCCATGATGTTACTCATCTCTTTTTTGAATTGCTTGCTGTCAATTACTAATTTTAACATTAGACATCACCCGTCTGATTTTCTGATCTTCTAATTACCAACTTGTATGACTCAACTACCCCAAACGGACCAACAAATGGTTCATATGTTGCTATCTCAAACAGCGTTCCCTTACCAGATCTTGGTCCAGAGGTCTCCATATATACAAGGTTTCCTTCTTGATCTTTAATATCTGTTATTAGTATGTTTGTTAAAGAGTTTTTGCTATCACGAGAAGAAATTCTAACATCTGTTTTTGCTCTGCCTATAAGGATTGAGTTTTGTGTTATGTTTACGTTTGGCTTTACTTCTTCTTTAAATGCTGAACCGCCTGATGAAAAGGTACAGGCAAAAACTCTATCCAGAACCCACTGCTTTTTAATTGCACCAAAATCACCCTGCTCAACTATTGGATGATAAACAGATGCCTGAAGAGGGTACATGAAATCTGGAGTTTCGCATACTGTCATTACAGCACCCCAATTTTTGTAATAGACTTAATATACTTTGAAAGTATCTTGTCTACAATTATATTTCCTGTTCCTTCGAAAAGACCCTTATCAAACTGAATTCTGTATTGATCTGTGTTATAAGAAGAAATAAATCTCTTGTAATAATCTAGTTTTCCGCACTCAATGTCATGAATAAGCATCTCTGTCGCTCTAACTATGTCAGATGGCACTGTTGTATATCCATGCTCTACTGTTATCCTGTAGTCCCAAGTTTTTCCAAAGCCTCTGTATATAAATTGAGGATCTAGTGAGTCTGATGCTGCTGCTGGCAAAACTAGTGGTGCAGATTCTGCACGATTAATATTGTCTGTAGACTTTTCTACAATTGCTGTTTTGTCTGGTGTTACTTCAAACTGTCTGTCTTCTACTAACTTATTGTTTTCATATACTGACAAAACCTTTTTTACATCATCCCAGATAGGCAAATAGTCTGATCCAGTTCCTGTAAAATTCAAAACCTTTTTTTTGTAGTAGAATCCATCTGGAACTACTGAGTCAATAACCGCTCTTGCAATTTCTTCATTAAGGGCATAGGCTGCTATATCACTTGCCGTTGTTGCCTTTGTAGATGGGTCAACATAAGGTCTAAATATTTCATATGTTTCGTCTTGTAAAATTTGCTCATCTGATGTTCCAAGATCTTTGACAATCTCAACTCTGTATGATGAGTCGTACTTTCCTGGCAAAGAAATCTCTAGAAGTTCTCCAGAAGATGACTCTGCAAAAGTTGATGTTGAAATTGAAAGGTCCGCCATATCCGTTATGGTAACAGTTATATCTGCATCTGTAACTCCCGCTGGAATTACGAAATTAACAGGTACTTCTGCATATGGCGAAACTCTCAATATCTCCATGCTAAATTACCTTACAACCTTTTGTACTTCTTCGGTTGTTGCTAAGCGAACGTGTGCACGTGTTAGCCACTTGTCTGCTTGGTCTTTTGTTACGATATTAACACCTTTATAAACGGCTCCATTTGCCTCTTCCCAACGAACATTGCTTGTTGAGTAGATAGCAACCTTGTCTCCAAGATCTTTTGCTGGCTTAATATCTTTCTTTGGACCATCTGCTGCCATAGATCCGATAGCACCTGTCTCTGTAAAACCTAGTGATTGAACTGGCTCTTCTGTTTCTGGTGCCTTAATTACTGCCTCAGCAACTGGTGCTTCTACAACTGCCTCAACGACAGGCGTTTCAACTGCTGCTTCAACTACTGGCTCTACTACTGGTTCAAGAACTGGTTCTGCTAATGGTTGTGCTGGAACATGATCGTGGATAGATCTCATTTCGTTATCATTATTTTCCATTGTATCCTCCTTGTTTGTATTATATCATTAAAGTATTAAGGGGGACAGGAGAGTGAACTCCCGCCCCCCATTAAAGGTTACTGTTACAGATTATGAATCTGAAGCAGCGTCAGCGAATGCAATTGCATCCTCTTCTTCCCATTGAATACCAAAGCGGACGAATACTGTGTACTCAATTGTGTCCTTCTTTGCTACGTACTCACGGTTTACAGTGATGTCACGCTGGAATCCCCATACACGGTTTGCAGGGAATGTCAAGTCGATATAGCCTGCTGGGTAGTAAGGAACTTCCTGAACTTCGATTCCGAGAACACGAGTTGTACGTGCTCCACCGAATGTCTGTCCGATACCATCAAGGTATGATTGGCGATTTGCCTGGGTTGATCCTGGCATCTGGCCTGCGAATGCTTCTG